ATTGTTATTAAAAAGACTGGCGAACTTATCGAACCTAAACCTGGTTTCAATGTTATTGCTACTGCCAATACCAAGGGTCAAGGTTCAGAATCTGGTAAGTTCTCTGCCGCTACTATCATCGATGAAGCGTTCCTCGAGAGATTTTCTATTACCATTGAACAACCATTTGCCCCGGTGGCAACAGAAGAGAAAATTGTTTTAAATCACATGAAGGTTTTCGGTGTAGTTGATGAGGAATTTGCTAAACTCCTAGTCTCATGGGCAGACGGTATTCGTAAAACTTTTTATGATGAGGGTGTTGATGATGTTATTTCAACCCGTCGTCTGGCTCACATTGTTCAAACCTTCGCTATTTTTGGTGATCGTATGAAGTCAATTGATTTAGCTATTTCTCGTTTTGATGAAGATACTAAAAACACCTTTAAAGAGTTATATACTAAGTTCGATGCTTCGGCTAATATTGAAATGGAAAATGATACTTCTCCGGGAGAAACAGCTGAAAAATCTGATTATTATCAAGATGTATCATTAACATAAAGGATATAAATTTGAATTTTAAAAGAAAAAAAGCAAGACGTAATGTAAGATGTACCCTTTGTACGGAGCTTAGATGGCTAGGTAACAATCACGGAAGACGAAAACATTCAGACTCGAGAAATATGGGTCTGATGTCATCTAAAAGGGTTGAGAATTACAGACATAAAATGGGAACAGAAGACACATGAGAAATTTATTATTAACATTCGGATTCATGGTGCTATTAATTTTTTATTTAATAATATCATTTACATACCGGTTTTCTGGAGCGTTATAAATAAAATAGTAATTGCCGAAAGGGATTACTACTCGACCAATATTGGTCATTACAACTTGCTTAATAAGGAGCTATTATGTTACAAGATTTTCCTAGACCACTTTTAGGATTTCCATATAACCAATTTTCTGTTGGGATGGATAAGGTTTTTCATGAACTGGAAAACATTTCCAATCTGAATCACCCAAAATACCCTCCATATAATATTATAGAAAAATCCGATGATGTGTATGTCATTGAACTTGCATTAGCTGGTTTTGGTAAAGAAGAAATCGGAGTTGAATATTATGATTCGAATGTAATTGTTAAATCTAAAGATCAATCCGAATTGAAAAATAACGAGAAAAAGGTGGAATATCTTCATCGAGGTATTTCAAAACGTAAATTTGAAAGAGTTTTTAAAATTTCCGAAAATATTGAAATATCATCAGTCAAGATGGAAAATGGTATGTTATATATCGAACTCGAGAAAATCATACCAGAAAACAAAAGACGAAGAACTCTAGATATTAAATAGAAAATTAATCGCGCAATAGCGATGGGAAGATTATTATGAGATTATTATTGTATATTGTATTATTTGTTATGTTTATGAACTACTATACAGAATTTAAAAGGTGCTTGAATCATACTCCTGACATATCCTATTGTGCGACCTTTCCTTCTGGGAATGCCCATAATTCTGACGGACACACACATCAATAAAGTTTACAATTATGTATTAATGTTGTATAATTGAACTATATTCAAAAAAGGTGAAATGAATGAATTTATCAAGAAAGACTCTAGAAGTCTTAAAAAACTTTGCGACCATTAATTCGAATTTTTATTATTCGGGTGAGGGAACAATTAAAACTATATCCCCCATGAAAAATATATTAGCGAATTCTACTATTGAAGAAGATCTTCCGGAAATTGGTATATATGATTTATCAGAATTCCTTTCTGTTCTATCTTTATATAGATCACCATGCTTAGATTTCTCCGAGGATTATGTTGATATTTCGTGGAAAGATAAAATAAATACTGTAGTTCGTTTTCATTTTGCTGCAAAAAACATTTTAACAGTATCAGACAAGACAATTGATATTGAAGATTTTTTTGTATCGATCAAACTACCAAAGGATTTGTTATCTGATACAGTGAAGTCAGCTGCTGTTCTTCAATTGTCTGACATAGTTTTAAAATGTGATGGGATTACTACAACGTTCGGTGTCATTGATAAAAAGGATGGTAATAAAAATTCTCATCTCACAATACTCGATGAAGCAGATTCGACTACCAAGTATGAATTTTATTTTAAGTATGAAAATCTCAAAATGATTCCAAACGATTATACTCTATCAATTTCGAAAGAGGGAATAGCTAAATTTGAAAGTGGTGATGTCACATATTGGGTTGCAACGGAAGATTAATTGTTATCCTTATACACATCAATACTATTAATAAGTGCTGGTATATTTGGGGTAGCTATATTAGTATGTCTTCTCTTTGGATACAATCTCTATAGGTATTCAAACGGAAGATCGTACGAAGTGCCGAAATATACTGACATCAAAATAGAAAAATATAAGGTAAAGGTAAATAAATGGAAACTCAAACCCCGGAGGGGAAATACTATGATGAGATGGCCTTCCATGAATTCTGAGAATGTTAATGTATTAAATTATATAGTAGCTATTCCAATGGTTCCGATAATAGTGGTAATAGCAATTCCCCTAGCAATATATTATATGGTGATAGATTTAAAATAATATTATGAGGTGAGTGAATGAGTAATGATTTTTTATGGGTAGAAAAGTATAGACCAACCAAAATTTCCGATTGCATTTTAGAAGATGATTCTTCTAAAATATTTGAGGGATTTATTAAAAATAAAGAAATACCGCATCTCATGCTAACTGGTTCTGCTGGTATAGGCAAAACCACAATAGCGAAAATACTGTGTAACGAGATTGGTGCGGATTTCATTATGATCAATGCCTCTGATGAAAGAGGCATTGATACAATTCGAAATAAAGTAAAACAATTTGCATCAACAAAATCATTTTCTTCTGCCGGTAAAGTTATTATCCTCGATGAAGCAGATTCAATGACACCGGAGGCTCAGAGGGCTATTCGTGGTATATTTGAAGAATTTTATAGGAACTGCAGATTCATATTGACCTGTAATTATAAAAATAAACTCATTGAACCTATACATTCTAGATGTTCTGTAATAGACTTTTCAATTACACCCTCAAATAAACCCACTCTAGCTCTTAAACTCCTTGATCGCATTGAGTATATATTAACCACCGAATTGGTTAAGTATGATAAAGAAGTTCTGGTTCAACTTATAATGAAATTCTTTCCAGATTTCAGAAGACTTATTAATGAACTTCAAAGGTATTCGAGTACTGGTGAAATAAATTCTGGTATTTTATCGGCGAATTCAATTCAAATTAACGAACTCATTGGATTCCTATCAAGGAAAGAGTTTACCAATGTCAGAAAATGGGTTGTGGATAATATTGATAATGAGAGCGATGCTATTTACAGATCTGTTTATGATTCCCTCTATGATTATTTAAAACCTGGATCTATTCCAGAAGCAGTTGTTATCATAGCTGAATATCAATACAAGTCTGCATTTGTTGCTGATCCTGAGATTAATATTCTTGCAGCTCTAACAGAAATTATGCTTAGATGTGAATTCAAATGAAATTAAAGTTATCAGATTGGCTCAATTCTATTAATTTCGGGAAGAATGATTTAATTGAGAATATAGATAACTATAGTCCTTTTATTATTAATAAGGCTATGTCTGGGTATATTGATACATTATTTTTTGCTAACGAATTAAATAGATTTCATTTTCTCGATAAAGACATTCAATATAAATATTACTTGAAGGCGATCAAAAAGAAGAAACGATATGCACCATGGTTAAAATCTTCACGGGATGATAATATTTCTGCAATAAAGGAATATTATAATTATTCTGATAAAAAGGCTAAGGCTGTACTTGATTTGTTATCTGTTGATCACCTCGAAGAGATCAAAAAATCCTTATACAAAGGTGGAACTTGATTTTATAAATATCAATATTTCATAACGGACTAAATATTATGAGTGACATAGATTCATTATTAGAAATTTCTTTCAGCCAAGCTGATGATTTTCTCAAAATTAAAGAAACATTAACAAGGATTGGTGTGGCATCTCGAAAAGATAATAAACTTTATCAATCTTGCCATATCCTTCATAAACAAAATAAATACTACATTGTGCATTTTAAAGAATTGTTTAAACTTGATGGTAAGCCCACAGATATATCAGACAATGATCTCGAGAGAAGGAATGCTATAGCTAAATTATTATCAGATTGGGGTCTCTTAAAAATTAAACATGAACTAGGAAATTTAGCACCAATGAACCAAATTAAGGTTATTTCTCACAAAGATAAAGATAACTGGGAATTAATAGCGAAATATAATATAGGAGGAATTAAATGAGCGTTGAGATTTTAAGATTGAGAAGTGGTGAAGATATTTTATGTGATGTTATTACTGAAATCGATGGTAAGTATGTGGTGGAAAATCCTGCAGTAGTTATGCCGGTTGGTAGAAATGATGATGGTGCAATGCAAATGGCATTATCTCCGTGGATGCCGTATTCAACAAATATAGAATTCACAATTCCCGAAGATTTTGTTGTAACTTCTGCCAAACCAACAGAAGATATCCTTTCTTCTTATTCGAATATGTATTCTAAAATATACGCTCCAAAATCACAAATTCTGTCATAAAGTTTACAATTCCCAGAATTTAATATATAATATTACTATGATCTACAAATTGAGGGTTCTTCATGAATTGTTTTTATACGAATACTATTCAGCAAAATGGGATGATTTATACCAGAGGGTATGATTCTGGTAAACAATATTTCCGAAAAATAAGATACAAGCCATCTCTTTGGATTGAGGGAGAAGGATCATATAAAGATCTAAGTGGGGAAAAATCTTTAATAAAAAAAGAATTTAAAACCATTAAGAAATCCCGTGAGTATTTTAATCAATTCAAAGACGTATTCCCCGTATATGGGGATTTCCCAAATCAGTACAAATATATAGCTGAGAATTGGGTAGATGATATCGAATTTAATGCCGAAGATATCCGTGTACTTAATTTCGATATCGAAACCATGCAACCACCAGAGGGTGGATTTCCATATCCAGAAAAGGCTAATGGCGAAATCAATGCCATTACCATCGAATATAATGGAGATTATTTTACATTTGGTACAGGGGATTATACCTCAAAAAAAGATAATTCTAAATATATTAAATGCGAAGATGAAAAGGATCTCTTAACAAAGTTTGTAAACCTTTGGGAATTTATTAAACCTGATGTTATAACTGGATGGAATATTGAATTCTTTGATGTTCCGTATATTGTTAATAGGATATCAAAAATTATCTCTTTCAGTTTTGCTCAAAAATTAAGCCCTTGGGGAGTTATAAGAGAAAAAAGAGTTAATACCTCTTTTGGTAGAGAACAACAAACCTATGATATACTTGGTATATCTAATCTGGATTATGTCTCCCTATATAAAAAATTTACATTTGTAAATAGAGAATCATATTCCCTTAATAACATATCGTTCGAAGAACTCGGGGAAAAGAAACTCGATTATTCTGAATATGAAAACCTTTTTAATCTATATGAGAAAAATTATGAACTCTTCATAGATTATAATATTAAGGATACAGAATTAGTCCGAAGACTTGATGATAAACTCAAACTCCTGGATTTGGTTTACATGATGACATATAAAGCTAAATCTAATTATGTAGATGTTCTTGGGACATTAAAGGTTTGGGACGTAATATGCTATAATCATCTTATAAAGAAAAACATTGTTGTTGGATCTAATAAGGAATCTGAGTTCCGGGATTTTGTTGGTGGATATGTTAAAGAAACCCAAACAGGAAGACATTCTTGGGTAATGTCATTTGACCTTGCTTCCCTGTATCCGCATTTGATTATGCAGTATAATATTTCACCCGAAACCATTCAATCCCGTATTCCTAATGTGTCAATTGATTCTATGTTGGATAAAACTAACGTATTTGATTTAACAAATTACACTATAACCCCAAACGGAATGACATATTCTACTAAAGTCCGGGGATTTATTCCAGAATTAATGGATCAATTTTTCACAACAAGAAAAACGGTAAAGACTAAAATGATCCTGGCTCAAAAGGAGGGAAACAAAGATCTCGAAGAGAAACTTTACGTTGAGCAAATGGCTCTTAAAATTCTTCTTAATTCTTTATATGGTGCTCTTGGGAATAAATATTTTCGTCACTTTGATGTTAATATGGCAGAATCCATTACAACAGCAGGGCAATTAAGTATTCGATGGATCGAACGTACTATTAATAAATACATGAACAAAATAATGTTAACCGATGAGGTTGATTATATAATTGCTTCTGATACTGATTCGGTTTATGTAACATTCGATGCACTTGTTTCAAAATTATTTGAATCAACCAGGACTGTTGAGGAGAAAGTTAATTTTCTTGATGTAATAGGATCTAATCAATTCAGAAAATTAATCGATGAATCATATCAAGAGCTTGCAGATTATACTAACGCCTATGATCAGAAGATGTTCATGGATAGAGAGGCGATTGCAGATTCTACTGTATTCTTTGCTAAAAAACGTTACATCATGAATGTCATTGATAATGAAGGGGTTAGATATAAAACCCCCAAAATTAAAATGATGGGTATTGAAGCTATTAAAAGTTCGACTCCACCCATATGTCGAACAGCTCTTAAAGAATTTATTAAAATAATTTTAAATGGTACAGAGAAGGAGGCACAGGAATACTATTCCAATTTTAAAGTTGAATTTGCAAAGGCTGATTACATAGATATTGCATTCCCTAGGACTGCTAATAATATAGATAAATTTTGTGATAATACTACATTATTTAAAAAAGGAACCCCTATACATGTTCGTGGTTCGATATTATATAATGAATATGTAAGAGTACTTGGGTTAGATTCTAAATATGAATATATAGAGAACGGGACTAAAATTAAATTTTGTTATCTTAAAATGCCCAATCCTATAAAATCTAACGTAATTTCTGTTCCTTCTGTTCTTCCGAGGGAACTCGAGTTATCAGAATATATAGACTATGATCTTCAATTCGAGAAAGCATTTTTAATGCCAGTTGATAATATGTTAAAAATTATCAACTGGGCACCAGAAAAACGAAATACATTGGAGGAATTTTTTACATGAATTTACAAGGGATGAAAGATCTAGATGCAGAAAAGAAATTACAAGAGAAACGAGAGGAACTAGAAAGAACCTTTTTCGAAAAATGGGGTACTAGAATAGGAGATATCGTTTCATTAAAATATGATGAGCTCTATCAATTTAAAAGTTCGGAACAAGCTAAAATAGCAGAGATTGTTTCTGCAGAACTTGTCCGTCTGGTATTTAAATCTGGGGGAGGTGGAACGTGGCATATACAGAATCTTAAATTAGCGGGTGGTAATATTAAATGAGTTTACTTGAAAGAATGAAATCGACATCTAAAATAAAATTGGCATCCGTTATGTCAGAGTCTAAAGTATTAAATCAAAGTGAACCAATCTCGACTGCAGTTCCAATGATTAATGTTGCATTATCTGGAAAATTTGATGGTGGTATTACTTCCGGACTCACTGTGATTGCAGGACCTTCTAAAAACTATAAAACCTCCTTCGGGCTTTTGATGCTCAAAGCATATCAGGACAAATTTCCTGATTCCATAACATTATTTTATGATTCGGAATTTGGATCTCCACAAGCGTATTGGGACTCATTTGGTATTGATATGAATAGAGTACTTCATATTCCTATCAGAAATATTGAAGAATTAAAATTCGATCTCATAACTCAGTTG